TAGGTGTGAATGCAAACGGAGATTCTGACGTGATCGTGCTTACGCTGGAGGCTGACAGTTCAACCAAAGGTAGTGGACTGCTGGGGTGGAGAGAGCTGGTTTAATCGTCCAATCGCCAAGTGATGCGCATGGGGCCACCCAAGGGGGTGTCCCCTTCTTCGTCTTCTTCAATAATTACTGAAGGGAAGAAAGAATCAGGGGCTGGAGTTACTTTGGCACCAGGAAACTTTTTTTTAGCCTTCTTGACCAGCTTGTTCATTTGAGCAGTGCGGTGATCTTCTGCCCATTGCTTCATGATTTGATTGCTTTGTGCATCCACTTTTTTCATGGTGCGCTTTGTTCGCCATTCCGCCCAATCAGCCCGGCAATAAGCCATCATCCGCTGAAACCAAGCCTTAAAAATTAACCCTGGAAAACGATCAGTAAGTAAAAGCCCCAGCTCATAAGCTAGGGCGTTTATAAGGGCGATGTTTGTCACGGTGAAGCGAAAATAGCCCAACCTCCGGACCCTCCTACTCTCCATCGCGGAATCCAACAACGCTTGCTGTAGCGCACGTTTTGACCTCCACCAGCATTGAGATAGGAGCCGTTGACCATATCAGCTTCGCCGAAGGGGTCATGGTGGATGAAATCTTCGTCCGTGTCACCAATAACTACGCTCCAATGCCCACCGCCCGTAGGTTCGTTGTATGCCCCATGATGAAGCCAGCCAACCGCCACTGGCTTGCCGTTTCTAAGCTCATCAACAAGCATTTTTTCCGTAACTTCTGTTGAGAAGCGTGCCTTCAGTCCGAGTGAGCGCAAAGCCTCAACGTGAGCCTGGCTAGATGTGGTGTCGCCATAGCGTTGGCGAATGGTGTTGTATTCATCGTCAGTAGTCACTCGCCCATAGAAGGCCGCCACCATCGCACAGGAGCTACTGAAACACTCCCTATAACCAGTGCCGGACAAGTTGTCGCGCTGACTGAAATAAGGAACGTCTAAGGGGGTTTGAGGGGTGAGTATTTGTGGATCAGGGCCTGCCCGGTAAAGCAGGGCAAATTCGTCAAGCTCGTTTGGAGTGAGGCGATCTTCTAAGTAGTTCCAAGCTGCAATTTGATGACTTTCTCCACGGAAATACTTTGCCGCGCTAGTGAGCTTGATGGGGCGACGCTTGGTGTTTTCCTTCATAAGTCGAATGAGCTTTTGAGGGTATTCCGGATCAGTGGCATACCCTTCGCTTTGCAACATGCGAGCAGCCTCTTCCTCAGAAGCCGCATTATTCACCCCTTTATATTTTCCCCAATCCTTATACCAACGAGAAACTAGATATTCAATAGAAGCTTCAAGAGTGGGGAAATCAATGAAGCCATCTTTGATTGTCACCCATTGACCATCTAGGAATTCCTTGGTTTCTTTTACTGAACCGGCGCCTTTCAGTCCGAAGGCATTCCAAGTGCCAGAAAAATGCTTCCCATAGCCACTTTCAAGTGCCCATTGCGCAGCGACAAGCTGCGGAAATTTAGCCCCCACACGAGATGCGCAGAGGCTTACGCCGTTCCAACTATTGGCGACCATTGTCAGCGGTTAACTTTCGGGAAGACGCGCTTGAGGATAGACAGCACCAATTGAATGGTGGAGTTCTCTTTGAGAGAGCTAACGGCAATGATGTGCTCAGCGGCGCCCACAAGGATGGCACCAATGAAAAACCACTCTGCGGCAGTCATGACAAAAGTAGTGAATGTCGCCTATACGCTAGCGGCGAATTTCAAGAGAGCGCACTCGCTTCTCTAGCTCGGTGACATTTTCAGTGAGTGTCTGAAGCTTTTCAGTGATGCTTTCAATCTGCGTGGCCACTTTCACTTGTTGATTGCCAACTGCCACGAGCATGCCTCCCGTAGCAAGAAGCATTCCGGCAGTGATCGTAGCGACGAAATTGGCCAGTCCTTCAGCCAGGGGCTGCGTTCTCATGGTGTCCCTCCCATCTCAGTTTTCATTCTATCTCTTCTACGACGCTGTCATTTTCCGAATAGATTAGAGGCAACAACTGAAGAGAGGGCTTCATGTTTGTTGCTTTTGAGCCTGAAGATTATCTCAACAACCTCATCGAAGTACGCAAATCTGATGCCCGACGATTATTTAGACGCGCAATTTATACTGACTACCCATTGAGAGGGCCATTAAATCAAGCCGCTTGCGCTTATTGCGGCCAGTGGCATGGCAGGATGACCATCGATCACATTATTCCTAAGAGTAAGGGCGGTCCTCATTTTGCTCGCTGGAACATGGCCCCGGCCTGTCAGCGCTGCAACTTGCAGAAGACGGATCTTCCAGTGTTTGAATGGTGGCGGCAGCAAAAATTCTGGACGCCTGACCGTGAAGAAATCTTGACCGCCTGGGTGTTTGCTAATTCTTTCATTGATGCTCACACCCACCAAGAGGAGTATTGGCAGTTCCTGGCGGCCAAGCGTGTGGTGCAGCAGGCGATCAATTTCAAGGTGAAGCAAAAGGGGCCACATCGTGGCCCTTTTTCTTTAGATGATCTCAAGAATTTGGAATGGCAGTTTGCTTAGCCTGCTCATAAAAGGATGCCCCAAGGCATCCTTTGTCCAGCCTCACTTCAGACTGAGCAGGAGTCACCTTTGACTCTATCGACTCAATTAATCGATCCAGATTCCAGCGGGCTTTTAGCAGGTCTTCTAATCCGTTTTTGCGCTCATAACGCCAAACATAGGTAAGGATGTTCCCTTTAAGCCATCCATGAAAAGCCTCTTGGCTCATCGATGCTTCAACGCCTTCTATAGCTTCGATGCCACCAAACGTGTAGTGATCAGGCTTGTTGACGGGATCAAAATGATTTGCCATTGGCGTAGAAAGCGTCAAATGCTTCGGGAACTATAGGCTCTGCAATGCGAGCCATGGTGTCTGCATAAGCACGAATTTCCCACTGAGCATCAGCAGGCATCCGCAAGCTCAAGAAATGCAAAAGGGCTTGGAGGCTACAAGTCCAGACGAAAGAAGTGTAGTGGCAAGTGGGCAAGATGCCACGGGCCTGTTCCTTGCTCACGCCTGCTTCGATGAGCGTCTTGTAGGCGTCCTTAACGGCCTCAAGGGCATCAGAGTAGGCAGCCTCTGCAACAGTATGCCCACGACCCATTAAGGGGCCGCTAGAGGCTTGTTTGTTGTTCTTGCTCTGCTCCCTGAATTGAACAGGCGTGTAGAACTCCTCGTCATCCGCCACGCAATACCGAAAGCTTTTCTCGTTCCAGCCAAGCTGATCGTTGGCATAGGTGCCGCCAATCACATGCTTCCACCATTGTCTTGCGATGAACAGAGGAGCCTTCACTTGCCATTTGAACACTACGCCGCGAAACGGGCTGGTGTGTTTATGGGCGACCAAGTAATTGAGAAGCTTCTGGTCCCTTGGCGTGAAGTCCGGGCTCTCAGCGTCAAAGCTTTGCCTCGCATCGTTAACGATGTCAATTGAACTTCCCATGTAGTCGAGAAGCCGCAGAGAGCTAGTACCGTCGCCGAGGGGATCATGGATGGCGAAGTCTGTCACGACAGCAGGTCCGTCAAGGTAGTGCAATCGTCCAGCACCTTACTGTGATAAGTGCTGATGTCGAGACAGACTTTCTTGAGATCACGAACAAGATGGTCGATGCCCATTTCTGGGCCATCGCCCCCTAGGTATTCGTCGATACTTTCCATGAGCCGCTCATAGCGTTGCTGCTCATAGCTCTTAGTCGGTGAAGAAAAAGTCATTCGGGACGGAGCCTTGAAACTGCATGGATACTAATGTGGGCAGGATGCGAGAGACCTTGGTCCCAAGCCACTTCTGCTCTAGGGCAGGATCGCCCACTGCGATCCTTGACAGATGATAGTGACAGTATTGTCCCTCGGAAGCCTGAATAGATCCATCCTCCTGCCGTGAATGAAAGGAGCACCACACGATCCCCTGCATGGTATTCATGGCGTTTTGGTGTGCGGCGTGGCTTCTGGAATTTAGAGGAAGGGAGAGCCGTATGTTTGTATTCGGGATTCTCTCCAGATTCCACGGGAGCACAGAACGTCTTGTTGTTACGGCGCCGCTTTACGCTAGAAGAAAATGAAAGTGCCATGCAATACAGCATCCCAGTGATTCTTGCTTACGATGGTGGGAAACGCTTGGTAAACATGGGTCCATTTGAGCGCAGCTTGGAGCGTGAGTTTTCGCTGTCCGTACAGAAAAAAGCAATTGAAGATTGCGACAGTCTTGGGCAGTTGAAGGAAGTGTCAATGAACTTGCTGCAAGGTTGGAGCAACATGCAGGAAGCGATTCAGACGCTTGTCATGGAAAACATTCAGCTTCGCCAAGCCATGAGCCTGCGTGATGACGAGATCAGGGCTGCGGAGGCTCTGATGGAGGAAGCTGCGAGTCAGATTGAGAAGCAACAAAAGCAGCAATCATCTCAATCCAAGCGGAATCTTTGGCCGTGGTCGAAGTGAGCAGGAAAACTTTCCAGCCACTCATCATCGCCAAGTTGAATTTCCTCGCATCACGCTCATAGCCGGATCCACTGACATGCCTGCCGCGCATATAAGTGCCGCCTTGAATTTCGATGATGCATCGACTTTCTGGATGAGCGAAGTCAGCTCTGTAACGCTTTGAGCGTTTACTTTTGGCGTATCGCTCTTGAAAATCACGCTCCCACTCCTCGACATTGCTGAACTCTCGTTCTAACGAAATAGAAGGAAACTTGGCTTGCCATAGTCCTAGGAACTGATCTTCAAGAGCTGACACATTTAGGCATGGTAAGTTTTAATGCGTGGATGGTTTGATTTTTCGACATGCTGTACAGCCTCATTGTTTTTGCCTAAAGCGTCAACGTAAGACTTAAGATCGTCTTCATATCGAAACCATTCACCTGCATAGTGTAGTGGCCGAAAAGCCACATGAAGCAACTTCTCGTTGCATGCCCACCAACTAGGCCACACGGCATCAACTAGCAAATCAAAAGGAGAGCCTGTAAGAAAGCTTCTGAAACGAAGATCAGGTGTTACGGAGTGTCCAATCTTGGCGAATTTTTCGCCTGGAGTATTCCATCGAACAATGTAGTTATATGACTTTGCTCTTGAAGGCGAAACGGGCTCTAAGGGAGTTGTTTTTTTCTTTTGAAAACTGTAGCCGCCTTTAAGCTTGTAAGCGCCGCTGCTAAACTCAGACTCCGCTGGATTGTGCGTGATCATAGAACTAACGCCCTTTTCTGTAACACCCGTCACCCAAAGCTCTTTTGGTTTTGAGTTTGTTAGTAGAAGATCAAGATTATCGAAATCTGAGGTTGTTTGGCGAAGCTCAAGCTTCACGAGATCAGCAGCATTTAGCGATAACAAGGCTTCACCAAGCTCATCCCTGTGAAGGTGTTTTCGTGGAATAGGCCCCCAATGCATCGCCTCAAAAATAGTGGACAAAGACAAACTACAAAGACACTTGTCAAAATCAGGATGAGCGTAAATCGCCAGCAAGACTGCGTACTCAAAATCTGTAAGTTCGCAAGTTGTACTTGAAAAATCCGTAAGTACGCGAGTTCTACTTGAAAAAAACATGCTTATGATCTTAAACCTTAGCGATTGTCGCCATTGCCTTTAATCGTGCCGCGCTTCGCTCTATCTGCCAGTTTGTCCAGGTTTCCCTGAGCAACATTAGACAAGTCAAGGCCAAGCTCTGACGCGATTTGCGCGACATACCAGAGCACATCACCGAGTTCTTTGCTGATCGCTGCACGGGCATCATCATCAAGCACTCCGTCCTTGTCACGAATGACCTTCTTTACTTTCTCGGCAACTTCACCGGCTTCACCAGCGAGACCGAGTGTGGGATAGGTCATATTCTGGCCAGCATTAGGATAGATCGCGGTGCGACGAGCCATCTGCTGGTACTCGTTGATGTCCATGGAGGAACAATGTGTCATTGCTTGTTGGGGGTGCGAGGAGTGCGTTTGACAGGGGCGACTCTGGGAACAGACTGCTGCATTGGCAGCTCAGGAGCCTTCACGGGCTCCTTCGCCTGAGCTTGGCCGCACCAATCTTCTGCCAAGGTGCGAGGCCAGTCGGCGTAGCAGTTATCGCCCACAGCGATAGCGAAAGTATGACGAGGCTGAGGGGCGTAAAAGCGACATTCGCCTTCACTTCCCTTCACATCGCCAAACCAGAATTTGCAATCAGAACATTTCATGATGAAAGGGGCGCCAATGGGCGCCCCATCTAGGTCAGAAGAGGTCGGTGCCTACGTCAGCAGCAGGCTTGGCAGCAGGCGCAGAACCGCCACCATCTTCCAGATTGAGCCAGCACTTGCCATAGCTCTTGAGACCGCCTTGCTCACCCTCAATGGTCATGGGGCCTTTGAGGTGAGGTGCCTTGTCGTTGGCACGCTCTTCGTCATGCCACATGGCAATCTCGATGCGATACTTCCCATGCTCGTTCTTGCCTTTCTTGGCAAGAGCATTCAGGAATTCAGGAGTGAGGTCGAAGCTCCCTTTGATAACGGGACGGGCCATTGTCGTAATAAGTGAAGGACAGAATGTAGCCAGGATGGACGCGGCTAGGAGCCTTTGTCCATCGCGATGGTGAACGGCTCGCTTCCTGGATAGTGTTCTGCGAAGAACTGCTCCGTTTTGCCAGCCATTACACCGCCTTGAGTCAGAAGCTCAACGCCATTGAGGCTCACGATTTGAGCCTCTTGACCCTTCTTGGTATCAGGGTCATAGATAGAAATTGCACAATGTGCCTGATCGATCTCGATGTCATACATCTGTTCGATGGCTTGTGCATAGGCTCCCAACTGCATCCGATAGTCGGCCAATTGAGAGTCGGGCTTTTGCTTGTAGCTGGTTTTCCAATCAAGAAGAGCGTAGCTGCCATCCTTCATGGTCGCCAGCATGTCAAACGTGCCTGCATAACCAATCTGCCGTGAAGGGCAGAACCAGGCAATTGCGCTTTCGACGAGCTGAGGCTCGTCAATGCGCTCAAGGAAGCCCTGGATGGAGTCGTAATAGGGAGTGTATTGAGGGAACCGATCAAAGTGAATCTCAATGTCTTCACCATTGAACTGATCCTCCAATACACCATGCAGCCAATTGCCACGCTCCACAGCATTGCGGGTGCGACGATTGGCTTCTGCATTGCCCACGCGCTCACGCCACTTGAGAAGCGCCATGGTCTTGCCTGCGGGGGCCGTTGCGGAAGCAATAGTGGTCACAGAAGGCAGGACGATCCCAGGATCGACATTGGGCAAATCATCCGAAACGTAATAACGCCTCTTGTTGATTTGAAGGCGATTTGGATCGTAGCGCTTGAATTTCATGAGCTTTTCAATTTGAAGATCGAGACATGCCAATGATCACTTTCCAGACGGAATAGAGGATGTACCAACAGGTAAACCCACCTGTGCTAACAACCAGAAATAAACCAAGCGGGTCATCAGAGAGTTGAATCGGGAGGGCAAGTAAGGGGTCCATCATTGGGATCAAAGCAGACTGTGCCAGCGAAGGCCCGCGCCAGGCGGGCCGCCGCTAGATCTACTTTTTTGCCGCATAGAAAGCAGCAACAGCGTCGTTCACTGCATCCACGCCATTTTTGGCTTCGGCAGTGATCTTGGCAAGCTCTTGAGCCATGTCGGCCTTGGTGATCTTGATGCCGTTGTCCTTCGTCCACGATGCCATCAATGTAGATACGACATTGGTGAAGTCAGCACAGTTTTTGACATCTGAACCACGAGCAAGGCCAAGGGTTTCTAGCGAGCCCTTGATGGCCAATTGACATGCCTTTTCGTCGGCATAGCCCAGCGGATTAGCACTACAGAAGCTCATCAATGCAGCCTTGCCATCAAAGGCGGGCGCGGCTTCTTTAGAAGTGCCACCAGCAGTCTCCTTGGGGGAAGGTGCAGCCTTCTTGGCCGCAGGGGCAGGCTTTGACGATTCGCGCTGCTCCTCTTCCTTGGGAATGTCTTCGCCAGCGTAGAGACGCAAGCCCAGTCCAGTGAATGTGGCGATGCACTTCACTGCAGCACGTTGGCAGTTATCACTGATGGCGCGACCATCCAGCTCCTTGATTGCATTGTGCTTCCTATCCATAATCGGAAACACAAGTGCCACAGTGCGCCGAGAGCCGTCTGTCAGGTAGGGGCGAAGGTAGTACGCACCAGAAGTGCCAAAAGCCACCTCTCCGACAGCCTTCTCCTCGAAAGCAACAAAGAAGGTCGGGAAATGTTGCTTGAGATAGCGGTAGGCAAAAGGCCAAGACAGATAGGACAGTCCCTTGTAATCCTTTTCAATGTGAGGGCCAATGTCAGGGGTGTCGTATGCCGCCTGAAAAGCTTCTGCGCTGATCTCAAGAGGATTGAACAATCCGTTGAAGCGATCAGTCAGAGCCTGTTGAGCAAGTTCGGAAGTCACGGGGATACCTTCGAGGGTGAATGTGTTGGTCATGGCATTGCGGGGCCGATGCGTTGAGGCCGCTTAGGAGGCTGCTTCTCAGAGTCGTAGAACACCACGAGGTATTTACCAGGCTCCTCGGCATTGCCGACGATGATGCTTTCGCCAGGCAGCGGCCAGTCGTTGACAACTCTCACATCAGTGATTGTTTCACAACTACTGGAATCAAACACGTCGTCATAGACGACGCTTTCGCAATACAGCTTCACGTCGCAATCTGGATGTTGCTGAAGAAAGCTGCGAAGGTGTTGGGACAGTTCAGATACTTTCATCTGGAAATGGATTGTCGGGAGTGCCGAGGGCTTGAGAGTGGTCCATGCATTCTTCCCACGCGCTGTTGGAGAGTGTTGCACTTCCTTCCCAGATGGGGGTGGCGCGTATGAGACGCTCCATTGCTTCACTGTTGGACAGTCGTGCATCATGCGCGATGTCTCCAAGGTGGTTGAATGCAGTCTCTGTAAGTGTGATGTGGCGACGCTTTTTAGGTTCGCCATGAACATTTCCATGCATAGGACTGGGGAACGAAGCTCCATCAGAAGTGGCAGCTCGACACAACATACACACCTTGTGCTGTGGCGTCGAGGGTCAAAAGTTGAAGAAATCGTGAAATCCTCATCTGAACGATTAAGGGTTGGTTAATCTTCCTCACTCCGGTTGCGCCCTGGTGGAATCCTGCTAGAACTTCCAGGCACCTCCACCATCTATGGCATTCGACATACGAGACCATGTTGCGAAGCTTGAGCCTGCTGGCAAGCCAAACAAATTCATGTGTCCTGCCTGCGGTGGCAACGATTTTTCCTTCAACGAAAACGACGGCAGCTACAACTGCTGGAACGATCCTTCGGACAGGCATCGTGCTGAGATCAGAAATGTTCTGTCTCCGATGAAGCGCTGGGAACGTCCTCCTAGACAAGCTGCGTCATACAAGTTCCCCTATCGGAATCGAGATGGCCGCGACGTTCTTGTCGTTTCTCGCGACGACACCAGCGGCAAGAAGATCATTCGCCAGGAATATCCAACTGTTCCTGAAGACACTCCACAGCGAAAGGCTCAGATAGGTGAACTACGGGCCACAGTCCTGCCCTACCGTTATCAAGAGGCGATTGATGCGTCCAAGGCGAAGAAAAGCCCTGTCTTCATCGTTGAAGGTGAGCTTTGTTGCGACAAGTTGTGGGAGATAGGCATACCAGCAGTCACGTTTCTTGGCGGTAGCGGGCAATACCGAGCAAACGGCGACTACACCACACTCTTCCGTGGTTGCCGCGTAGTGCTCTGCCCGGATCGTGACGAGCCTGGCATCGCATTGATGAAAGAAGTGGCTGCCGACAATCCTGGCGCCCAGTTCTTGTACGCCGAGCCTGATTCCTTTGAGTGGGAAAACCTTCCACAAAATGGAGGCTACGACGTTGGCGATTGGATTGACGATGGTGCCGATGAAGAGTTGATCCTCAGGAGCATCGTTGCCAAGGATCGCCACGAAGGAAAAGACGGCAAACCTTCCTACGAAGAAATCATCGCCACTCTTGAGCGCATGGTTGGCTTATATGGCAATGACAACTCTGCTCGCATTGCATACGAAACTCAGGAATGGCTCAGCAGTCATGGCATCAAAATGCCTGGCAATGTCGTGGACAAAATCCTCAATGAAGCCCGCACCCGTATTACAGGCAAGGAGGAAATGGAAGTGTTGGATGCAAAGCGCATTGCACTATCAGGCGACACTCGTAAGTGGACCATTGCAGGCATCCTTCCCGAAAGCAGCGTCATGTTGCTTGCTGCTGCCCCCGGCACCGGCAAATCCACCATGCTTTACAACTGGGCACTCCATGTCGCCACTGGTCGTCCCTGGAGCAATCGTCGCTGCCAGAAAGGCAAGGTTCTCATCATTCAATGTGACGAGCCTGTTGTTGACGCGGCAGAAAAGCTCGACATCATTGGCTTCGGAGAAGACGAGCTGGACTTTGACAACGTCGGCTTTGTAGAAACCTGGCGCTTTGACAAGGTGCCGCAACTCTTGGAACGCATCAAGAAAGATCGTCCACAACTGATCGTCATCGACAGTCTCACCTCATGCCTGGCTGGCATGGATGTTGATCTCATTCGTTCCGATGCAGGTAATTGCATCTATGAGCTTCGGGATATTGCCAATCAATACGGCTGCAGCATCGTCATCCTTCACCACCTGAACAAAAGCGGCGGCATTCGCGATAGCAGCAGCTTTGAGGCCAATGTCTCTGAAGTAGTCAAGCTTTACAAGCCCGACAACAACCCTGACCCCCATCAATTCATGTTGGAGTGGGTGAAGAGTCGTTCAGGACTGGCTGGCAAGCATTTTCTGCAGCGTGATGACGCAAGTTACGGATGGACTTACTTGGGTCCAATCAATGGTGGGAATCAGGAGATGGACAAGCTTGTCAATGCATTGAACAATCGTGCATTTGAGCGCTTCACCAGAAGTGAAGCAGCTCGTGCCGTAGGCAGCTTTGACACTGGAACGACGGGTCGCCTGCTGGAGCAGGCTCGCCGTCAAGGACTGATTACCAGCTCCTGGGACACCACAGAAGATCGCCGCAATCGTTTATATCAATCCTGGGACTACGAAGAGATTGATATTACCAACGCCTTTGAAGAACAAACACCTTCTGAAGAGAAGCAAGAAGATTTCGATTTGTTCTGAATTCCAGGGGGATGTTTAGCACCAATCCCCCCGCCCACCCCTTCGCTGCATGGTGGGTTCCTTAATTGTATAAGCAATGCGAGTAAAATGCATATATTGAGAATTGTGATGTTATGGCATTTGAACATCATCCAGGGCTACATGCCTTGTGGCTAGCAAATCAAAAGGCACCACAGGAATCTTCTGTGCGAATGACGGAAGAGGAATCTGCCGATCAAGAGCAAGTGACCGGGCAAGTGCCGCCCAGGACGCGGCGTAAGAAGTCTGCGCGTGTATTTGGGGAGGACTTCTGATGAGGACAGTTGATTAATTGGCACATTGAAATTTGACAGGGGTGATTAGACTCACAAGCGAGTGAGCAACCATCACTCAGACAAGCTGAAATACCTGAGAAGCGCGGGAGCCGCCCCAAAGCGGCGACCAAGCGTCTGCCAGTTGTGAAATTATCTGCCATTATGTGCCGAGAATAATTATCAGGCATGCTTAAGCCTCCCAAGCCAGTAGAGGTGTTGCCCTCTCTGGAGCACAATGGTGTGGAAATCATTTGCCGCATCCATCACGGGTTTTCTATTCCGCCACGAGGCCCTCAGCCAGCTTCTCGTTATTTGTACGGTGCCGTGAGCCCCCAAGGTGAACGGCACTGGCGTAACAATCTGCAAGCTATCAAGGAATTGATAGATAATAGATTTAGCGCCAAAAACAATGAGAAGAAGTAATGCCTCGCCCTGACATTGAGTTTGAAAGTTCAGAGCAGGAGCTTGCATACGGAACGAAAGTCCTGCTTGAGGCAGGACTTTCTCCCGAGGACATTGCAAAAATCAGAGACAAGCAAAAACCTGGTCTTGCACTGGGCAAAGACTTGCTTGGTATGAGGCGATATATGGTTCAGGAGCTGCTCGCAGCAAAAATGAGCAATCGCCAGATTGCCAATGTCTTGCAGCTTTCAAAAGAGACTGTCAATGCTGACAGGAGTCACAATCGTCAGCTCTACACAGAAAAGCTTCTTGCCTCAGCAGACGTGCATAGGGCACGTCTGCTGAAAGAGCAGATGGAGCTAAAGGATCAAGCCATGCAGGGTTTTGAGGACAGCAAACGTAAGAAAGTCACTACGCTTCAAGACGGCGACGAAGGAAAATCAAGCACGATCATTCGCATTGAAGAAAGTGCTGGAGATCACGGCTTCTTGAATGTGGCCAAGAATTCCCTAGTAGAGCAAGCAAAACTCCTTGGCTTGCATGAGTTGAAACGTGAAGAAAATCAGGACAAAAGCTACAGACAGTTCCTGCAGGATCTCTCCAAGACCATTGACAAAGAAAAAGAACACAAGCAGGCGGAAGAACTGCGCGATGGCGCAGTTCCAGTGCAGGCCAAGGAAGTAGAAGACCAGCCAGAGCAGGCCGAGGCTAGTGGCGTGAGCTTTGACGAAAATGAAGAGCCTGAACTCGGTCCAGGTGGCGAAGCTTTACCAAACCTTGAACAAGAAGGCTATTGACGGAATTGGTTACACTCGGCAACATGAGCTTGTCGCCTGATTTCCTTGTCTTCTTCATTCACCAGCGTTGACGATTTCCTTCGGAAGGCGCGAGAAGCCAAGACTTCTCAACGCCCTGATGTCGAAGAATTCATCAACGATCACTTTGAAGATCCTCATCTAATCGCCATTCCTCCCGCATTGGGAGATCAGATTACTGAACTGGTGGAGACTTATGGCGACGAAGCCTTGCGTCAACTGGCTTTGTTCTGCATGGGCAAGTGGTTTGGCATCCACACCGCTTACATCGAAGAGCTGATGGCCAATGAAAACCATCACGCAGCCTTGTCAACCACGATGGACGCCACTCGCGTTAGCCAGTGCATCACCATCCTGGAAACTGTCAGCAGCTTTGGTGGCAGTGATGAATGGCGGGCAATGGTGAGGGATCTTGCTATTGGCGCTGTTAACGATGCCTTTAACCAGCGTGGAGATGCTGACAATGAATAAGATCCGGCTGGCTTTGTATTGGGTCCGGCTAGCTTTGCATCGGCTGGTAGGGCTTTTGCCCTGCTGCGCTATCACCTCCAGGGGAGGGCAGTTCCAGTGGCGCTGGCTGAGGGTGACGTGGATCAACACGTTGCCCGTTGGCTGTCAGCTCCTGGGGCCGCCCTACTGGGGGCGCACCAGTGTTGAGTGGGTGTCACCAGCAGTGGCCTCACATCGGTCCCATCTCTGAGATTGGTTCACATGAACTACTGCGAGCAGTCCCGCCAGGTGAACATCTGCATCCCTCCGGTGCTGGCAGACGAAGCCAGGCGGATGGCGTCAGAAGACCTTCACCCTGCATGGAAGAAATGCCATCAACGTGGACGACACTTTTTTGTCTCTACGGATAGTCTTGAAGATATTTCTGAACTGGCAGACTTTGCCCGCGTCGAGCTTGAAGAGCCCGACGCCCCATTATCAAAGGCAAGACGGGCCGCTTGTCAAGCACTTCTTAGCAGAACTCATCGATACGCTGTCCTGGAGCCCCTGGGCGACATCCATTGCATTGCTGTTGCATGGCGTGAGCAGCCGCTGCGTTCTATGAAGTACGCCTCGCGCCTGGTCAAACAACTGCGTGACCAATCCAGTGTGCCTTTGGAAGCCACCCTGTTAGGCCATGGCTCACGCGCCATGGCCCTCACTGCCGACAGGGAAGGAAGCGGCAGGTAACGCTCCACGAAGATAAGTGGAAGCAGAATCATAACAAAGCATAAAGAAAGGGGGCCTGAGCCCCCTTTCTCATGTTTGTGAGCCTCCGATAAGCCTTTTGACCATCGATAGCGACGAAGGAGAGAGGAGTCTCTCGCGAGGCCATGTCCCGCTGTTGTTCCTTGCATCACTCAGGGAGGTGCTCGTAAACAACCTCCTCTCCAGACCCGCTCACCCTCACGGCACTGTTGCATGAACAGTGGGCTTGAGATAATGTGCCAGAGCCGACTCACTCCATGAGCATACAGCATCATGATTTCCCCGACAACCTTTGTGGCGGGCAGCCTTTCAGTCATCGCCACTGTTTGCGCCTTGTTCATCCCAGCCAACATCACTCCAGACCAAAAGGGCTACGACAAGTGCGTCCAGCTACACCCTGATCGTTACTGCCGCATCGCCAACGGCTTTCACGTTGAACCGCTTGACAAGGAGCAGGCTGCCCTGAATAATTGATGGCATGTCCGCGAGGGCAGTCGTTCATTCTTTCCAAAACCATGGCCACAACTCACTTTCGCGTCTCCCGACGTGCCGCTGACGCACTGGGCGTCACTGTACTCAACATTCTCCAGCACTCTGTCTTAGTGCGAACCCCCAAGGGTCCGCGCTTCATGAGCCGCAAGAAGTTTGATGCCTGGGAAGTTGGCCAGCGTTCAGGCCGTGCCCAGCACTGCCGAGTGCAGCGCACTGGTCCCAATGTTTGGACTGTTGAGGATCCCACCACCAACAGTGGAGCCCACACCGTCATTCGGACTGGCGCTCATGCCAAGGGCATCGAAGGCAAGTGGGGTTGCACCTGCACCGACGCTCATTTCATGATGGAGCGTGGCCAGCAGCCCTGCTGCAAGCACATCCTGGCCGTCCACCTGAACGGGATGGTCAAATAGATGGATGGCGAGGACAGTCTGCTAACTGTCCTCCATTCGCCCTGACATTGTTGACAGGGTCTGACAAGGCCCTGTACCTTATCGATGTCGGCGGTCAGCGATGGCCGCGACAGTTAACTCTCTCCCTTCAGCATCATGACCATCGCCAACTCTGCTCACATCGCCAACCTCCTGACCGAGGCGCTCAACACTGCTAACGACAACGGCGTAAAGCCTTGCGATGACAACGGATATATCAGCAGCATGAGCGGCGATCTCCGCACTGCTACTCGTCGCCTTGCCAAGGAACTTGGTTACGACGCTGCCACTGTCAGCAGCGGCAAGCTCAAGGAGATCCTGTCCTGCGGTGCTCAGCTCGGCACTGCAGTAATGATTGAACGCCTTGCTGTTAAGGAGGACATGACTGTGACTGAAGAAGCCCCTGCTCCAGCTCCAGCCTCTGCTCCAGCTCCAGCGCCTGCTGCTCCTGCTGGCAAGGCTGCAGTGCTCCAGCAGATGCAAGAGCTGATGGCTCAAGCCCTGGCCCCTGACAACACTGCCACTGGTGTCACTGAGCAGGATGTCATCGCTCTCATCGAGAAGTACGCCCACAAACCAGCCGAGAAGCACATCGTCGTCTCCATGCCAACTGGCAAGCGTGACATGGGCGAAAAGCTGGTTCACGAACAGTTCGATTCTGTTCTGAAGGCCGTGGCTGCTGAAGTGCCAGTGATGCTGGTTGGCCCTGCTGGTTCCGGCAAGACCACCTTATGTGAACAGGTGGCTGAGGCGCTGAACCTCCGTTTCTACTTCACTGGTGCTGTGGCCTCTGAATACAAGCTGAGCGGCTTTGTGGACGCCCAGGGCCGCATCGTCTCCACTGCATTCCGCGAGGCATACGCCAACGGTGGCTTGTTCCTGTTCGATGAGCTGGATGCTTCCATGCCACAGGCGATCATGGCCTTCAACGCAGCCCTGGCCAATGGCCACTGCGACTTCCCTGGCGACACTGCTCCCACCAAGCGCCACCCCGACTTCCGCGTGGTGGCTGCTGCCAATACTTTTGGTCGTGGTGCAGATCGTCAATACGTTGGTCGCAACCAGCTCGACGCTGCTTCCCTGGATCGCTTCGTTGTCATCAACATGGACTACGACGAGGTGATGGAGCGGGCACTGGCTGGCAATCACGGGTGGACCTGTAAGGTGCAGCGCATTCGTCGTGAGATTGCCAAGCAGCAGGTGCGTCACATCGTCAGCCCCCGTGCATCCATCCAAGGTGCCAAGCTGCTGGCCGCTGGCTTCTCCATCGATGACGTGCTGGAAGCCACTGTCTGGAAGGGCCTGGATCAGGACACCAAAGCCCGTGTGCTGAGCGCCATCACTGGCTGATATATCGAGGGGCCTTGACAAACTGACAAGGCTCCTGTATCTTTCCGTTGTGCCTGGCGACAGGCTGCTTTTTCTTTCTTCAACCGTCATGAACTACGTCGAACCACGTCATCAACGCTCTGAACAAGACAAGGCCGTCACTCATCGCTTCTGGTTTGACGGCCTAGTGCAATGCGCCTCCTGGGCTGGCGACATGAATGCCAAACGCTGGAGCCGCAAGGCCAGCCAGGATTCATCCTCGGAGCGCTCCAAGTTCACTGGCACCAAAACCTACGACGCTGCAATGAAGCTGGTGATGAAGGGCTGGAAGAAGGGCCGTGAGAAGCTGGTGAGCAATGTTGAGACCATTGCCCTAAAGAAGGAGCTGGTGGATGCTCCCAGCTTCGTCTACGACGTGGCTGGTGCCCGTCCAGAGGTGCCCCTGGCCATTGCTGGTGACCCCTGCTGCATGTGGGACACCAACCCCCTGCTCCAGGGCAAGGCACCCACTTATCGGCTCTTCATTAACATTTCTGCATCCTGTCAGTGGGAAGCTGACCATCTGATCAAGTGGGGAGCCTGCATCTTGAGTGTTGTCGACAGCCTGGAGGCTCAAGGCAATTGCAGCATCGAAGTGAACATCTGCCAGGCCAACCGTGCTGGTGGCGGCAAGGTTCGCAGTGAATTCATTGTGCGTCTCAAGGAGGCTGGTCAGCACATCGACTTCAACGTGATGGCCTTCGCCATTGCCCACCCATCAATGCTCAGGCGGGTGATGTTCGGTTGCATGGAGCGTGTCACTGATGACAATGCTGAAGAGCGTATGGGCAGCGGCTATGGTCTCCCAGACGAGCTGGACACGAAGGTGCTAGGGAGCGATCTATATATCCCTGGCATCGACAAGTGTGGTATCAGGAGCGAATGCATCAAAAGCTGGTCAGTCGAGACGCTGTTCTCCAGGGTGATGGAAGGCTTCGTTCACATGATGGAAGGTCGCACCTTCCAGGGCGAGGAGCAGTGAGCGTTAATCGCCTTCACAGAAAGGCGCGAGCCGCCATCAAGGTGGCTCAGCGCCATGGCTTCACCCTGGTGCGATGGAAGTATCATCTGGTCTTCCGCCACCCCTCTGGAGTGACGGCAGTGGCTTCCAAGAGTCCCAGCGACAGAAGGGAGCTACTTAACTTTGAGAGCGACCTCAAGAAGATGCTTGACAAGATCTGACAAGGGCATATATCATTCTGGACATGGGCAGCGATGCCCACTGTTTTTTCTTCCAAGCGTCATGACCCGTCCTTTCCAGATCATTCGCTACAACTTCGCTGACGACACCTTCAAGGTGCTCGCCAGCTATGCCAGCTACGAAGCGGCAGACGAGGCCCTAGACGCCTGGTGGGACCGCTTCCCAAATGCATACATCGACATCAAGGAGCGTAATGACTGAACCAGTGATGATCGAGGCGGTGTCCAAGAAGGGCGCCACTCGCATCGGCCTCAAGCCCGTCCCTGCCATCATCGAACAAGATCAGGGACAACAGATTTTCGTAGTGCTTCCACAGCACAACCAGTGCCGTTGGATGCTGAAACAGAATGACCCTCACTTTCGCATCGTCTCATGATCTACGTCACCAACTATCAGGACAACGGCCCCTACTTTGCTCCTACCAGGGGCAAGTGGCATATCAGCTCACTCCGTGACATTGTCTTTCATGTGAGGCAATGCATGGAAGATCACGATGATTACATCGCTGTGTTCAAGGAGGATGAGTGCCACGGCATCTGGTGCCGTGAGCACGACATCCAGAGTGACGGCGAGGGCGGCCTGGAGCCTGCTGGAGAGTGGTACATACTGCATCGTCCTGGCAGCGTGAGTGCTGGTCTCTGGAATGCCATGCAGAAGAACTGTCGCCCGGCCTGAAGGCCAGGC